CCTAGTCCCGGCAACGCATTTGCGCGTCAAGAGCTTAAAGAAGAAATGCTTGAGCATATACACGATTTAAAAGTCAGAGTTAAACTTTTAGAAAGGGCATCGCCAGATGGTTAAGAAAGTGCATCAAAATCCAAAAGGCGGTCTAAACGAAAAAGGCCGTAAACACTTTAAAAAAACTACAGGCGCAAATTTAAAGGCACCAGTTAAGTCTGGAGATAATCCTAGACGCGCATCTTTTTTGGCTCGTATGGGCGGCATGAAAGGCCCAGAGCGAGACTCTAAAGGCAAGCCAACAAGATTGTTGTTAAGTCTACAAGCTTGGGGCGCATCGTCTAAGGCTGACGCCAAAAGAAAGAGTGCGGCAATTACTAAACGAAACAAAAGTAAGAAAGGATAGTCATGGCAAAACGTGGACTTTATGCCAACATCAAAGCCAAAAAAGACAGGATCGCAGCTGGCTCTGGTGAGAAGATGAGGAAGCCCGGCGATAAAGGCGCTCCTACCGCAAAACAATTTAAGCAGGCAGCTAAGACTAGCAAAGCTGCTTTGGCTAAAAAAAGAAAACGTGCAAAATCCAGAAAGGCGTAAATTTAGTAGAAGAAAATCTAACTACAAAGTCAGATATGGCATCACATACGAAGAGTTTGTTGAGATGTCTTATGCCAGAGGCAATTTGTGCGATATATGCAAGATCAATGCCCTCGATACTGCTCGAGGCAAATTATTAGTTGACCACTGCCACAACAATGGCAGAGTAAAAGGTCTGGTATGTCATAACTGCAATGTTGGGCTTGGACATTTAAAAGAAAGCCCAAAGATTTTATTGGTTAGTTTTTTTTATTTAATTAAGTTTAGGATCAAATCTAGATGCTTGGGCTTGGTACAGAAGTTATACTCGCTATTGGTGGGAACCTCGTGGGCGTGTTCTCCGGCCTTCTGGCAAATGCGGCGAAGGCGAAAGCGGATCAACAAAAACTGATGATGGAGAGGCTCGCCTTTGATGTCGAGCATATGAAGGCCAGAGCAGAAATTGCCGACAAAGAATTTAAAGTAAGAACACAAGACAGATTCTCGAGCGCAACTCGACGCGTACTTGTGTTAGGATTTTTGGCGATGATTGCATTTATTAGTCTTGCGCCAATGTTTACGCCAGTTGATATTGCGGTGCCAGTTGAGAAATCATCTGGTGGGACATATTTGTTTGGATTAATTGATACAACAAAACGATGGACTGAATGGGAAATTATTCAAGGCGCAGCAATGTTTCGTTCGTCGTATGATCAAGTGATGCTTATGATTTTTAGTTTCTATGTAGGTAGTTCAGCAGTTAAACGTTAAAGGAGATAGTTATGCCAATGGTTGGAAAAAAACACTACAGCTATACCAAAGCTGGTATGAAAAAAGCCGAGGAAGATGCAAAAAAGAAAGGCATGAAAGTTAAAAAGAAAAAAAGAAGTTACGCAAAGAAAAAATAAAAAAAGAGAGCCTAAGCTCTCTTTGCGCACTCTGGGCCAATCCCAGATTTGATACTGTCTGGATGCGTGAGCGCTCGATTGCAACGACAGCAACGGCCTTCGTGCATAACTTCGACTGACCAATCGTCAATGCAATCAGTGTCGCTAATTGCGCAAAGTTTCTTTAAAAGCCATTCAAGCGCAATGAAAGATGGAGCCTCTTTATTGCCTTTTTTGCCAGCAATCAATGGGCCTTTGGCTTCTAGTTTGTAATCAACCATCCACAAAGATCTCATAAATCCAATGTATTGACTAGAAGCCCAATCTTGATTGTCAGGCCCAGCAAGAACTCTCACGAAAAATTGGCCTGTGCGAATCTTTTTGCCATCATAATCCTCGACCTGTTTTTGTGTAACTTTGTATGTGAAATGCTTACCAGTCTTTAAAGACTTAATCGTAAAAACAGCGTTACCGCCACGAATAAAATTAAATACGTCGATTTTGGTGTGAAATTTACTCATTTTTTTCTCCTATAATTCGCTCGGTCAACGTGATTGTTTTTTGAGCTGATGCGTAATTATAGCAACTCTGGCACTTTTGTGTCAATTATTTAACAAAAAAAGCCCCACTATAAGCAGGGCCAAAGGAGGAGAATCAAATGACTAATTATCCAAGCGAATTATATGTCTCATAAACTCGCTCAACGTTATTATAACCGTATTCCTTAGCCAGTGTCATAGCCTCAGAATCTCGGTAAGTTTTACCATCAATAAACGTAAACAGTTGTTCGCCTTTATCCCATTTATTTAAAGCTACCATATAGTACGGCCCAAACTTAATATGTTTGATCCGCTTATTAAACTTCCTTAGATTTAGGCTAACCACTAAACACCGCCTGCAGCCCTAAAAACACGGCAATTAAAACCAAAACCACTAACAACGCGCCAATCAAGCCAACATTGTTAATTGTGGAAAATAAGAGCGCATTACGATCTGGATCTAACTGAATTAGATCTTTCTCAATTTCGCCGGTGTAAAACAATTTTTCCAAACGCATTTTGTTTGCATCATTCGGCAATGAATTACCTGCCTCCCAGTTGGCAACTTGCCTCGAGGTCACGCCAATCATATCGCCAAGCTGTTCCTGAGTCAGTCCTACTTTAAGCCTCATTCGTTTAATGTTATCAGCGCTACGCATATTCTTTGTTAAGTTTTTATCCGCCATCATCTTTCTCCTCAGTAAAATCCTCAATTTGTAACTTTGCATCTTCAAATCCTGCGGTGACTATAACATTTTGGTTAATGCTTTGTAAATAATTGTGCCAGTCCTTTTGTTCTGGTGATATGCGACCGCCACTAGCTTTCTTCATCTCGATCCACAGCATCCACGCCGGGACGTACAGGTCTGGAACTCCTCGCATGACTCCCTCGGCCTTTAATCGTGCCGCAGTCGCGATATTTCTTTGACCGCCGTTTGGTATTGCAATGATCCTTATCCCTCTGTAATTTTTGCGAAACCAACTAACAAACTCTCTTTGCTCAACGTGTTCAGATCGACCAGTTCCTTTTGAGGACGCGGTAGTATTTGCCTTCCTTCTTGTAGAGTATCTCATGCGGTGCCTTCCCTTGATTCATGATAGAACAAATTTCATCAAGCGATGACGTCTTTAGTTTCTTGATATCAACTTTAGACTCTGACGCAATTTCAGCCAGTTTCATGGCGGCCTTGGTTCCGGCATAGCCAAAGTGTGTTAATGGAAAATATTCTGATATCACTGGATCGCTTAAAATGTTCGAGTAATATTTAACTTTAACCATTTCTTTTCCGCTTGCCCGAGATAAATGCTTTGACCAATTCCAAGACTCGACCACGAGATCATTGCCTGCTTTGCCCATTATATCGACGTCTGACAGTCGATACTTCTTCTCTTTTGGCTCTGGGAACTCATATCCGCAGTCTGGGCAGACTTTTACGGCTGGCGCGATCAAACTGTCACACTCTGGGCAGGTCTTTACTGGCGCCTCTCCAGTGCCTTTACCGGCCTTGTTTGGCGGCTGCACATTTGTGATCGGCCCGTGCATCTGCACAACGCCAGCAAAATCTAGCACCAAACAGTGATCGGTGTGGCTTTTGATACGCATACCACGCCCAGCCATCTGCACATACAGCCCAGCAGACATTGTGGGCCTTATCATGGCGATTAAGTCGATGTCTGGATAGTCGAAGCCGGTAGTCAATACATTGGCGTTTGTGAGCGCTCTCAGGCGTCCAGACTTGAAGTCGGCAATCATGCGCTCTCGCTCAATCTTAGGCGTCTCTCCGGTGATGCATTCCGCAGGGATGCCAGAGTCCACCAGCATATCTTTAATGGCGTGAGCGTGGTCTACGCCAGCGCAAAAAAACAACCAAGCCTTGCGGTTGCCAGCCAATTTAATCACTTCGCGCACGACTTCCGCGTTTGTGTGCGACTTATTTACAGCGGCTTGCAGTTCTTTCTCGATAAACTCGCCGCCTCGACGGTGTACGCCTTTGACGCTCAATTGCGTTCCTGTCAGTTTAGAGCGCAGCGGCGCGAGGTATTTATCCTCGACTAACGCCTCGATACTGGTCGGCTCGATCAAGTCATGGAATATGCCTTCATCATCGGTCAGCATCCCGTGACCGAGTCTGTACGGCGTCGCAGTCAGTCCGACAACGCGCAGCGCAGGATTAATAATCTTGAGCGCATCAATTAGTTTACGGTAACTGGTATCCGTGTTATGGGATATCAAGTGCGCCTCATCAACAATCATCAAGTCAATATGACCTATTTCGTGGGCTTTGTTTCTGATAGACTGAATCCCAGCAAAGGTGATTTTGCAATGGGATTCTTTACGCCCAATTCCTGCTGAGTAGATGCCGAGCGGTGCGTCGGGCCAGTGCAAAAGCATCTTTTCCGCATTCTGCTCGATTAATTCCTTGACGTGCGTCGCCATTAGTATACGAGTGTCAGGCCATCTTTTGATGGAGTCCTGACATATCGCGGCTACAACGTGCGACTTTCCACTGCCGGTCGGCAAAACAATGCACGGATTCCCGTGCCTGTTAAACCGAAACCATTCGTAGAGTTGATCAATCGCTAATTTCTGGTACTTCCTGAGCATCTAATTTGTCCAGTTCATCGGTCACAAGTTTTGCGTAGCCCTCTATGTCGAGCCATGAGTCACGAAGAAAGTAATTGCCGCACAAGATACGAGCCAGTTTGTTGCATATCATGTCGAGACTTTCGTTCATGTACGCTGGCATCGTTTTGTAGTTTGGCGACTCTCGAATGGTTCGCTTTAAGAGCTGGCTGGTTTTACTAACATAAGTGTAATGTCCGTATTGCCCGTGACGCTCTGCTAGTGTGCTGTCTATATCTGTCTTAATCATCCTGATATCTTTCCTCCGAAGTTAGATCTTAAATTTCCAATAAACTCGTCTGGACTCAGACAAGCATCCGTATTGCTAACAAGCTCACTGCTTGCAAAACAATCCTCTCCATCGCCGTTCTTAATGAACTGACCGTTAATCTCAAACGTGACAACGTTTGGATCGTCGCTTTCCATCCTCGACCAAGGCACAACGTCTTGGTGCAGTATGTGATCGTCGCATCCCTTGTGCTGAAAATCCTCGGGGATGTTGTCCGCGTTATGTCTGTTGCACGTCCAAGTGCCGTTGTCTTTCGGCTCAGAGTGAGCGCACGTCCGACAATTAATTTGCTTAGTCGGTTTGTTTTCGTGGCAGATATGTTTCGCCGGACACATCTTGCAAGCAAACCAAGTTGGATCGCTTGACAATCTTGGCGGCGCTTCCATTGACGTCGCAACCCATTCTCCCTTGCGCAGTAAACGCTCGGCAAACTCTTTATCAAACTCGACAATCTCGGTGTACATCTCATCGTTGTCTTTACACACGGCAACGTACAACGATTTATGTATTTCTTTTCCAAGCATATACACTTGCATCTGAGCATAGTGCATAGGCTTAGACTCTTGAACGCCTTTCCTCGACACGGCGTCAAAAGAACGTTTGTTGTGTGTTTTAAATTCTGCTAAAAATTCTTCCATCTCATGACCGGGTACGCCGCTCTTGATCACGCCATCAACTGATCCGCTAACGTGTCCGCCAAAATCAACTCGCGCCTGATTGTTGCCAACGTCACGGATATCGATACCGATTGCTCGCAGATCACTGACGATAGTGCGTTCCTCATCGTGGCCTCGACGAAATAGGCGGCGGATACGACCGGGGAAATTCTCCGCGAACGTCCACCGAAACATATACCAAAGATAACGCTCGCACTTATGCCCGAGCAAACTGCCGCCCATGTGTCCACGCTGCGTATCAGTTTTTTCTTGGTGGTACCTGTCGATCAGCTCTACGATTTTGCTCATGCGTTCCCTTAAAAAAAGAGGGCCGAAGCCCTCTGTTTATTTAGCCCAAGGCGCAGTTGCACCGTTGGATTTTTTGGGCGGCGTTGGCATCGATGAGCCACCGTCCATTGGTTTCCAGTCCTTAACATCATTGCTCGCAGGCCATTGCTCAGTTGCAGCCCTGATCGTAGCTTTGATTTTAAGATCCATGCCGACCAGCTCATCACTGTCTTTCGGTAGCGCAGACATTCCGCCAGCCATTGCAATCTGGCTTAACTGTTTCCTGCCAATACCTTCAGCTGCCGCGCTTTTGTTGTTGATGGTTATGTTCCCAAAAATAACTCGACCACTATAGTCACCGCCAATAATATCATATCGGATCGCAATATAGCGCCCATTTCCGGCCTTGGTCACTTTGATCTCAGCGCCCATAATGCGAGCGTCGTACCAGCCGTCAGGCACTGGTGAGTAGTCTCGAGGTGAATCGTCTACAACTAAATCGTGATTATCAAATTCTAGATCCATGTTTATTTTCCTTTTTCGTTTGTGATTGCAAATGATGGTCTGCTTGGCGTCGTAGTGATGGCTTCTAGCAGAGGTTTGGTGATGCTCTCGTCACAGTTTCGCCAGTTTTTAAGGTCAATTTCTGGTTTCCATCTGAACAAAGTGCTCAAGTGATCCGACAGTCCATGCTCCGCCGCCAGATCTTGTAGTTTCCCAGAATCAATCTTGCGATTTAATCTGGTCGTTATCTTAACCGATAGATCGCCATCGATAACACGAGTCGTGCCGTCGATCTGATCGTCGATCTTTAACATTCCCTTCATTTCATCTTCCAGCTTACGGCGTGTCTCAACGGCCTTGCGCTCAGTTTCCTTGGCCTTGATCCATTCTCGGGACACGCGCTGTAGTCGCACACTTTCCATTACGCACCTCCAATCTTTTTAATTAACTTGCCAAGATCCGGCTCTTCCCATTCCTCAAGCGCACCGGAACGATCCTTAGCCTGCCATGCAGAGTCGCCTTTGCATTTCAGTCCGTGCCAGATGTTGCCATCGGAATCTTTCTCAACGCGCAGAGCTAACAGCTCATCGAAAAAGTATGGGAGCTGCTGACCGGTTTTGTTGCCGGGCATACTAGGGGCGTACAAAATCTTGCCCGTCTCATCCGTCATCTTTTCTAGCTTCGCAGTCATATAAACATGCATAGGTAGATCTCGGAACGCACGGATCAAGTCCGTCATCTGTTCCTGCATTGCACCGTATGCCTGCCTCGGATCCTTCGCCTGCTTTTTCTCATGGTTCAAGACGACCTCGGCAATCTCCGAGATTGAATCGAGCGCAACAGATTCATACTTCGATCCATTGTCAACGAGCCAGAGATACGCATCCCGTAAATCAGCCATCGATCCAACTTTGATAAACGGTAGATCTGCATCCTTAATGCTCAACAGTCCGCCCTCGGCAGAACAGATGATTGGATTTGGTAACGTTTTGATCAGCGTAGTTTTACCTGCGCCAGCCTGCCCGTACACCAACAGTTTTATATATGTCGTCGAAACATCCGACGTGCTTTGCACTTCAATAGCCATATGGCCTCCTCTAATGTTATGGCGGTCTGAAATCAGTTCGCCAGTTAATATATTAACAGAGTTTGTCAGGTATAGGTATATATCCGCCAGACTCTACTAAT